TGGGAATAAACCGTTTAAGATTTGATTGATGTGGAAGATTGAAATCTGCTTATCCAACTCAATGTAGTTGATTGCACTCCAATAATCAGGTCGTGGGTACACATCACTGCCAGTATAAGTGAAGCACCAATAGATTTGTCGTGGCTCAACTTCACGTGTTAGGTAGTTGTACTTTGGAATGAACTCAGGTGTGTTCTTTTTCTTGCGTGCATTGGACCAATCGTAGCTGTGAAAAATTCCTATCTCACTTTCATCTTCTTGGTCTATTGCAATACGGCACTCTTCAAATGGTATAGCGTTTAGCTTGCTAATCATTGTGCGATCATTACTCCAAATCACTTCAATATAAAAACCACCAAACACTTTCAAGTCATGCGAACACGCATAGGTCAAGTGGTCAATGTTTAATGCGTCAAGTTCTGCCTGATATTGTTCTGACTGGATGCCCTTGCCTGCAATCATATCACCAATGGCAACAGTTAAGCTACCATGCACAGGTGATTCATGCGAAAGGTCACGGATGTATTGTGGAAAATCATTGTCAGCACCATAGTTCACCCACCCTTTGCGGTCAATCTTTTCTGCGTCACTCTTTGCAACGTATTCACTAAGCTTTAGTGATACTATATTTGATTCGTTATGGCTCATAGATTATGTCATTTGGTATTGTTACTACAGGCACATCAAACCAAGTGGTGTTCTGTGTGAATACAGCATATCCACGCTGACACAAACCAACAACAGCACCGTTTGTCGGATCAGTATTAACAGCAGAATTTTGTCCATATACTTCATACCTGTATCGTCCTGCTAATGTAAGGGAAACAGTTGTTACTAGCAGTTCAGTAATACGCACATTCTCGGCTACAATAGTTGCAACCTGTGCAAGCTGTTCACCCGTTGTGCTATTCTCTTCGTGTGTTAGCACTATCAAATAGTGCGTGTAGGCTGTTGCAAAGTATTGCCGTGCCTCGTCAAGTGATAAGAACACTTGCTGATTCGATGTATTGGTTTGTAGATAGATCATTGACTTTATTTAAAAAGGGGCAAGTCTACACCTGCCCCTTTACAATACAACAATAACACAACGGAAAACAATCTTAGTAAGCAGGACTGACAGTGATGCCAGCGAAATTGTCAAAAGGCTCGGTAGTGAATGGCTCAAGGTGTACAGCTGGTGTAAGTTCTTCAGCAACTGTTGTTACTTGGTAACCCATTAGGTCAGCTTTTTGCGCTCCTGATTGAACAGTGCCAGCAGTAAGTTGTGATCCTTCGCCATTTCCAACCAACAAAATTTGGTCATCATTGGTGCGAACAAACACAATCATTTTTGCTTTGGCAACATTCAAAAATTCGTTGCGCATTTCTTGGTTCAACTTACCAAAAGTCCAACCCACCTCTTGTGAAAAGTACAATGTACCAGTCTCAAGATTTTTGTTTACAGTTTCAACGTATGAACCGCTATTGCGGAATGGTACGTAACGATAGATAGTTGCTGTTGGCAATCCATCTACTTCACCATCTACACCACCAAAAGTGATACCTGTAGTGAAGTCATCATAGTTACCAATAAGTACTTCTTTGACCCCACCGATACCTTCGAGGCACCCTAATGTGAAGCCCGTTGTCAAGTCACAAGCCATAGTATTTTTTTTTTATTAGTTAGTTAAAGGGGGCTGTTACACCCCCTTTGTTTTTAAATGTTTAACACCCCAGTATGTGATGTCTTCAGCCACTGCAATCTGTGCACCCAAGTAGAACCTTGCACCATATCGTACATTCTGTGAACCATCCAAATTCTGCATGTCCAAGATGAACACTTCGTTCAACTGATTCTCTTGCCATGTGCCAAGCATCAAGTTGCTACGCTGCGAGAATATGATTCTGTTTGCAGTCATGCCCGGACAAACATAGATTTCGTACATGCCCACGAAACGCTTTGATACTTCAGGACCAGCAGTCTGATACCATCCGTTACCATCAGCAATTTGTGCTTGCATATATGCTTCCCATGCAGCTTGTCCCATGTAAAGTGCAGGCTTTTCAGCAGCACCTTTTACGGCAGCAGGTGCAGTATTGATGATGTCCCAAATGGTAGCGATGATGTTACCAGAAGTGATTGAACCTGAACCTGCAGATGTTGCAGCAGATGCAAGTACCAATGTCTCAAAGCCATCGTACTGACCTGCGTTTGCATTAACACCTGACCACATTATGGTCTCGTTTGCAGCAGCAATACCACCAGTCAAACGCTCAATGATTGCGTCTTGAATTTGTGTGTTCACACGACCACTCATCACATCACGTGTTGTCCAGTCAATGAAGAAATCTTTTTTACAGATTTGACGTTGCACTTGGAACTCTTCCAAAGTCAAAATGCGCTCGGTCAAAGTGATCGTACCTGTTGGGGTAAAGTCACAAGTGCCTGCAGCGAAAGTTACAGTGTCATCAATTTTACGCACTACAGATTTGTAAGGTACGTTTGGCTTCATTGTCACATACCCTGCGGATACGTTTGACAATAGTGCCTTTGCTACGATTTCACCAGCTAATTCACCTGCATAGGTGGTGGTGAGTGAAGTTGTTGTTGCCATTCTTAATTAAAATTTATGAGGTGAATTAATTTACATTTTTGGAACGAATAGTTTCCATGAAGTCGCTGAATGAATTACCATTCGATGCAACTACAGGTGAAGCATTCTTTTTAAATTCTTGTGATTTTACCGAAGGCACAGCAGGTGCTTTCTTAACTGATGCTAGTTCAGTTTTAGAAGCAGCAAGCTCGGTAGATAGTGCAGTCTTTTCGCCTTCAAGTGCAGCAATGCGCTCTGAAAGTTGACCAATTACAGCTACAAGGTCTTCGCTGCTCATCTCGGTTTCAACTACCATTTCACCGATCATTGCAACCATACCATCTTCGCCTACTGTAACCATAGTGATACCATCCTCAAGCATGTATTCGCCTGCAGGAACTGGTACGGGATTGCCTTCTGCATCCTGCGTGTAGATGTCTACACCTGCTACCCATTCGTTAGCGGTTGAATAGATTTTAGTACCATCGCTCAAAGTGCCTTCTACTGCAAACTTCAATTCAGTTGCAGGTGCTTCTGCTGTAGCTTCCGCTGTGACTTCTTCTTCGAACTTGATACCAACTGTTGAGGGGTCAATTCCGTATTTATTAAATACGCTTTTGATTTGTTCTTTGATGTTTGACATTGTTGGATATTTGACTATTATAGCAAATACCCCGTTTTGTTACATCCAACTTTTTAATTATCTTAGCGGTGTAATTAAATACTACAATTATGAAAACACCAGAAACATTCACAAGGAAAGTATCAGTAAGGTTGACTGAAAAGCAATACAAGCTGGTAAGTAAAAATGCAAAAACATCGAAGATGAATCTTGCCGAATACTTTCGGTCAATTGCACTTTGATAATTTGTCTTGGTTGACAAACAAAAAAAAAGGATCTACGTTTAGATCCTTTTTTTTATAACCAAAACTCTAACCACTACATTTATTTGACGACTTGTATAGTGCTGCTGTTGTTGTTGCTGTTTGAATCAGGCACACCATTGACTGCAACTATTGTGATGTTCCAATTGCGCGGGAATGTAAGTGATGCAGGTGGATACATTACGCTAGCAAAAGACATGCTTTGTCCTACTTGTATTTGGTCTGCACGATTCCAAACACCAACAGTACTACCTTCAAAACCATACGTAGCTTTCCATGAAGTCACTGCAACAGTACCACGATTCCACACTGTGTAATTCATGCGCACACGTGTTGCGTCTAACCATGTGTAGCCAGTTACTTTTACTTCCATGTCAACACCACTAACAGGTGGATTGAGTGCAGTAATTGTGCAGCCTGTGCTTATCGTGTTGTCATTTTCATTCGTCTCAAGTATGACCATGTTAGGATCAATCGTAAGTGAGAAAAGACTATTGCCAGTTTGATTGTTTGGCAAACCAAAACTTGTATTCATAGTAGTGCTACTTTGTCCTTTTGCAATGGTCACGCTGCCAGTGTAAAATAATAACTTAGTTCCATCAGGTCGTGTAAATGTCAACTGCACTGTAGTAGTTACATCAAGCGTTTGCACCTTGTCAATGTTCACTGTGTAAGTTACATTCACGCTAGCACCTTGCACACCACTTGCAGGTGTGGCTATCGTACCGAACAAATTGTATTCAGCTACAGGCACTGGCACGGGATCACCGCCACCTAATGTCTTTGCTATTGTTACAGCACTAAACATGTCCAACACACCATAGCCAAGTTCAGCACTTTTGCCTTGCGCATCGTACACATAACCACCCGTCTTGCGTGCAGATTGACGCAACACATCTGTTACTTGTGCCTCTGTTAGAGCAGGATTTGCAAGTATCACACTACCTGCTATTGCAGCCATCACCGGGCATGAACATGATGTTCCACTGAAGTTAGTATAGTTGCTTGTTGCGTTGTAACCAAATGCACCCATGCGATCAGTTGTAGGGCATCCAACACCGGGTGTTGCAGCAAATGTTTTTGGTCCGTAATTACTAAAAGTTGCACGTGTGTTTGTAGTGGTTGATGCACCAACTGCATGTACCATCGGATAGATAGCCGGTGCTTGTGTAAAGTTGCCGTTGTTTTGATTGCCACTACTTGCAAAAATCGGAATGCCTTTGCCACCACGACCAAATGTCTTTGCAGCTGTAAGTCCATTTTGGAATAACGGATAGCTTGTAGTGCCACCGCCACCCCATGACATTGATACAGCTACACAATTCACGTTGGCTATTGCTTTATTGATTGCACGTGTTACGATGGTATCGGATGTGCCGAAGCTACCGCCTGCTGTGCTGCCGTAACCAATGTGCAAAAATTGCACTTTCAATTTATTGTTGCCAAGTGATGAAACACCTATGCCGTTATCTGTGCTTGCGCATATCAATCCACTGCAACAAGTGCCATGCTTTTCAAATTCACTTGCAGGTCGAACATCTGCTGCATCCGTTACGCAGTTCCAACTAGTAGCACTAATAGTACCTACCAAGTCTTCGTGATCCACCTCACAACCAATGTCAAGTACTGCAACTTCACCATAGGCATTTGCACCAATTAGTGACCATGCTTCTTTTGCTTTTGCATTTGGTAAGTGCCACTGCGCATCGTATGCGTATGCATCTGCATCCACTGCAAATTGCTGTATGTAATCAGGCTCAACACTGATAAACAATTTACTGCTCATCATTGCTAAATAAAATTCATCATAACTTGAAAAGGCAGGTACTTCAACAAAGAATGTTTTAGTGATTTCAAATTCATCCACTATAACTACTCTGTTTTTTTGCAGGTAAGCATGAGCAGCTTTGTAGTCGTTGGCAATAGCAATAGCAAGTCCCGTTGGTATGTTGTCTTGTGCCTTGTCTATTTCATATGCCTGCGATACTTTGGTAGCATTAGCCTTAACAGGTTGTGAATCTTGGAACACAATGATGTTGAATGGCTCATGAATAGCAACCACATTGCTCTTTGTTTTGTTTTTTTCAAATGACGATTTGTCTTTGAACTTAACTGCATTTATTTTCATTTGGATGGGTTTACACTTTTCAATAGTTGATCTAACTCATGGACCAATTCAGCCTCGTAGTTTTTTACACCTGCCATAGCCACACCAACTTCATTGAAGAAGCCTTCTATGCTGTAACCTTTTACCTTGCCTTCTTTCACATCTTGCCACACGCTGTCATCGTCTACGTGCGTACCAATAAACCATGTGCCATCAGGCAAATCATTCAAGCCAAGTTCAATGCTCTTATCGTTCTTGCCTTCCTTTATCCATGATTCAACTACGGTCACACCCGTGACTGGTATCTCGTGTTGCAAGTTGGTGGTGTGTTGCAGATTCTTTTTGAAAAACTGATGTGCCACCTGTTGCACTGTTGCCTTTTCAAAGTACACATAGTAAGGTTCGTTATTCTCATCATAGCGCAGTATCTCCCTATCAGGTATCAATGCAGCACCATACATCATGCGCCTTTCTTTGTCCACTTTTGCAAGCTGCATTTTGCTTAACGCAATCCAGTTCTCTTCGATGGCAGGTGTGTCAACCAAACCCATTGCAGTGATGCCAAGTCTACCCTCTGCATCTATCACACATTTAACTACTTTTCTTTTTTCCATATTACAAATATATTTTATTTATCCGATACGTGACAAGTCCTCAACCTTTGTGCGCACTTCTTG